GACCGGGCATCGTGCTTGAGTCTGACAACCCGATTCCCGTCGAGGCTGCCGAGCGGCTCCGTGAGCAGTGGGAGCGGATGCACCGTGGCAGTGACCGTGCCTTCCGCACAGCGGTCCTGCCCAACGGTGTGAAGGCTCACGAGCTCTCGGGGTCCAATGAGTCGGCGCAGATGCTCGAGAGCCGGCAGTTCTCGGTCATCGAGATTTGCCGTGTGTTCCGTGTGCCGCCGCACATGATTCAAGACCTCACCCGCAGCACCTACAGCAACATCGAAGTGCAAGGCACGGAGTTCGTGCAGCATTGTCTCTTGCCGCATCTGAAGCGATGGGAAGCCGCCATCTCTCGCGACCTCATCGAGGACGACGAGCGGTACTTTGCCGAGCACAGCGTCAGCGGCTTGCTGCGTGGCGACCATGCGAGCCGGTCGGCCTACTACGTGTCGGCTCTCCAGAATGGGTGGATGACCATTAACGAGGTTCGCGAGCTTGAGAACTTGAATCCTATCGGGCCGGAGGGCGACCAGCACTTCGTACCGATGAACATGCAGACGCTCGAGCAGATGACTGCCGAGCCCGAGCCGCAACCTCCGCAAGAGCCGCCACCGCAGGACATGCCTCAAGAGCCGATGGACGGCACTCCCGAGGACGTGGCCGAAGACACGCAGACAGCACAGGAGAACGACGATGGAACTTGAGCGACGCTGCCTCGACTTTGACGAACTGCCCGAAGCCGAGCTGACCATTGAGGAGCGAGCCAACGGCACCCAAGTCATCACCGGATACGCTGCGGTCTACAACCGATTCTCATTGCCGCTCCGCGAAGGCGGCTCGGCATTTCGTGAAATCATCCGGCCGGGTGCGTTTGACCGCATCCTCAATCGGCAGCGTGGCCGTCAGGACGTCGTGGCGTTGCTCAACCATGACTCAAACCTCATCCTCGGTCGCACGTCCTCGGGCACGCTCGAGCTGTCGAGCGACGAGAAGGGCTTGAGGTACACGGTCACACCACCCGACACCCAGGTCGGCAGGGACACGCTCGAGCTGGTCCGCAGACGTGACCTCCGTGGCAGTTCATTTGCCTTCGCTGTCGACGCCAAGGGCGAGCAGTGGTCGAGTGACGAGCAAGGGCCGGTGCGAGAGATTCGTGACGTGTCGCTCCTGGCCGACGTCTCGGTCGTGCTGACGCCGGCCTATCCGGCGAGCAGTGCCGCAGTGGCTCAGCGGAGCTACGAGGCGTGGCTTGCCAGCCACGAGACACTCAAGGAAGAGCAGCCGCTGCCGACGCTTGTGCGTGGCGTTGCGAATGCGTGGGCTGCGGTCTTGCGAATGCGGAGCGTATGAACGACAAGCCACGATGCCAGTGCGGCGAGCAGCTCCGCACGCGGTCCAGCCGCCCGGTCGGTGACGAGCAGCTCAGATATCTGCGGTGCCCAAGGTGCGGTGCTCGTGCTCGTGTGTTTGTGAAAACAACACATTCTGCGGTGCAGGTCTGCAAGGGTCGCCACGCCCGTCCGTAGCGTGGAGTCCAGACGGCAATCACGCCTCTGGAGACAACGCACATGGATCGCCTTGCTGCCCTTCGTGCCGAAGCCGCTGACGTCGCCGAGCGAATCGAGAGCGTGAGTGCTCTTGAGTCTGACAACGCCGCAGACGTCGCCGCTCGTGAGATGGAACTGAAGTCACTCACCGAGCGAGCCCAGGAGCTCACCGGCCGCATCGAGTTTGAGTCGAAGGTCGCCGACTCGGCGAAGAACCTTCGGGCTGTGGCTGACCGCTGCACGCCGGCTCCCGAGGTGGTCAAGGACGAGAGCGTGCGGATCGAGCCCGTTTCGTACCGTGGCAAGCTCAAGGCATTCCCCAACGACGAGCAGGGCCGGCGTGACGCCTACGCCTTCGGCAAGTGGCTGCAGGGCTACGTTCACGGCGATGCTGATGCCAAGCGGTGGTGCCAGGATCACGGCGTCGAAAGCCGTGCGATGGGCGAGAGCACCAACGCCGCCGGCGGGGTGTTCGTGCCAGAGATTGCCACCGGCCAGGTGGTGAGGCTTGTCGAGGAATACTCGGTGTGGCCGTCTGCCATGCAGAACGTCTCCATGCCCGTCGACGTCGTGACCGCCGTCAAGCGGCTCTCGGGCGTCACGGCCACATGGACGGCCGAGAACACGGAGATTGCGACCAGCGACCCGACCGCGACCGACATCCGGCTCGTGGCCAAGAAGCTGACGGTCGGAACCCGTGTCAGCAACGAGTTGCTCGCCGATGCGGCGGCTGTCGGTGACTGGGTCGTGGCTGAGTTCGCAACGGCCATCGGCGAGAAGCTCGACCAAGCTGCTGTGAATGGTGACGGCACCAGCACCTACGGTGGCATCTACGGCGTGGCGAACAAGATTCTTGAGAACGCCGGCAGCTACTTCACCGCCATCGACAGCGGTGACGATACGTTCGAGGAGTTGGCCATTGCCGATTTCCTCGGCGTGGTCGCCAAGCTGCCGACCTATGTCACGAATCCCCGCTGGTACATCTCGAGCTACGGCTTCGCTCAGTCGATGCAGCGGCTCGACCTGGGTGCTAATGGCCGAGTCACGTTTGAGGACGGCACCGGATTCCGCTTCCTTGGATATCCCGTGACCATCTCGAACGTCATGGTCAAGAGCGGCGACCAGAGCGGCAAGGTCATGGCTCTCCTCGGAGATGCCAGCCTCGCTGGCATGTACGGCATCCGCTCTGCGTTCTCGACGAAGATCAGCACCGAGCGATATGTCGAGTATGACCAGACGCTGTACCTCGGCGTCGCCCGTGCCGACATGGTCTGGCACTCGCTCGGCTCTGCGACCGAGGCTGGTCCGCTCGTTGCTCTCGTCGGTAACTGATACTAGGTCACACGGAGACTCAAGAGACATGAACCACCTCGAAAGCACGAAGAGCAACACGAAGATCGGGACCGGTGACACGGCGACCACCGCCACGCATCAGCACTCGATTGACACGCTCGGTTTTGATTACGTGTCCATCGACGTGCTCTTTGAGCCCGTTGCTGCGGCCGGCACGAACTCAGCGGTTGCCATCGCCCTGAAGCTGCAGGAAGGCGACACGACGGCGAGCTACTCGGACATCACCGCCTTCGTAGGTGGCGGCTCGGGTGGCTTCACGATTCCGACGCCGGCCGACACCGAGACGACCAACGTGGTGCGGTTTGACGTCGACATGCGTGGGCGGAAGCGATACCTCAACGTCTACGCCACGCCGAATGCTGCAAGCGTCGTTGCAAGCAATGCCCGGCTCGGCAAGCCCGAGGTCGGGCCGACGACCGCTGCCGGCAAGGGTGTGCTCGGTGCTGTGAGTGGCTGACGCTTGACACCATCGGCAACATGAACCAAGGACGGCGGGCACGGATGCCCAATCCGGCCCGCCGTTTTCTTTGGAGTGCCGCTGCATGCAAGTCACGGTCGGAAACACCCAGGTCGACGTGCGAGTCGAGGCAGTCATGAGCGTGCCTCGCCTCGGGTTCATGGACAACTTTTTCACATGGGCACAAGCCATGATGCCGCTGGGCATCCGGCCCACCAAGGTCACTGGTGCCTACTTCGGGCAATGTCTTCAACGTGTAATGGAGCAGTTTGTAGACGAGACCGAATACATTCTGACGGTCGACTACGACAGCTTCTTCACCCAAGCCGACCTTGAGCATCTGTTGGCCCTGGCGATGACGTTTCAGTGTGACGCCATCACGGGACTCCAGACAAAGCGAGAAGACGGTCGGCCGATGCTGACGCTCAAGGGGCAGCTCGACAACCCGCCGACCGAAGGCTCGACGAGCGTTCCTCGTGAGTGGTTCACGGCTCCCGTGCAAGAGGTCGACACGGCACACTTCGGCTGCACGTTTATCTCGACGGCCGCACTCAAGCGAACGCCGAAGCCGTGGTTTCTCGGGGTGCCCAATGACGATGGCATGTGGGAGCACGGCCGCGTGGACGATGACATCTTCTTTTGGCGGCAGTTCAAGAAGGCTGGCAACCGCTTGTACGTGACGCCTCGGGTCATCCTCGGTCACGGCGAGTACATGGTCACGTGGCCGGGTGCCGCACTGCAGCAGCCGGTGCATCAGCATGCCACCGACTTCTGCCAGACGATGAAGCACCCGGAGGGAGTCTGGAAGGTGCCCACATGATGAAGGTCAAACTGATTAAGCCGTTCCGCAGTTATTCACGTGGAGCCGTCCTTGAGGTGCCCGGTGGTCAGGGCCGCGAGCTCGTCCACTACGGGTATGCGGTCGAGGAGCACCAGCAGGAGCTCATCGAGACCGCAGCAGTCGACACAGAGGCTCGCACAGCCGATATGACGCCAAAGCGGAGACGACGCCGCACATGAGATACCGCAGCCTTCAGCGTGTCACAGAGCCGCAGGTAGAGCCCGTGAGCCTTTCTGAGGCGAAGCAGCACTTGCGTGTGGACACGGAGGACGACGACACCTACATCACCGGGCTGATTACCGCCGCTCGCCAGTGGGTCGAGGAGTACCTCGACCGGGCTCTGGTGACGCAGCAGCTCACGATGCGTGTGGACACGTTTCCGTTTGAGTTCGTGCTGCCCCGGCCGCCGATGGCGACTGCCGGCACACTGACGACCACGCAGATCACGTACACGCTCGCTCCCAGCGGCTCGAGTGGCACGGCGACGCTGACGACGGCGACGCTTGCGACCAATCAGTACCGTGTCGACCGAGACTCCACGCCGGGCAGGATTCGCACGATCTACGGTGGCACGTGGCCGAGTCACCTCACAGACCCAAATGCCGTTGGCGTGACGTGGTGGGCTGGCTACGGCTCATCGGCCAGCGACGTGCCTCGAGCGATTCGGCACGCGATTCTGATGGTGGTGGGCCACCTCTACGAGCGACGGCTTGCCGCTGACAGCATGGCCAGCAACGAGGTGCCTTTCGGCGTCAAGGCTCTCCTCGACTCGCAGAAGTGGGGCAGCTACTCATGATCCGCCCCGGCGAGATGCGTGAACGTGTGACTGTGCAGGTGGCGAGCCAGACGACGAACACGCTCGGCGAGGCGACGTTCGCGTGGGCCGACTCGACGACTGTGTGGGCGAGCGTCACCGGCGTGAGTGCAGCCGAGGCACTCCAGAACGGGCAGCAGGACACGACCATCACGCACCGGGTGCGTCTGCGGTATCTGTCGGGGCTCACCAGCCGCGACCGGTTCAAGTGGCGTGACAGGACGCTGGCGATTGTGTCGCTGCTCGAGTTCGCAAACCGCAGTGAGCACGTGGCTGTGTGCGAGGAGCAAATCTGATGGCATCGCCCGTTGCTGTGTTCTTTCCAGAGGCAAAGGCCATTGCTAGAGCGTTGCAGGACTTTCCTAAGTCGACGCGGAAGAAGTATTTCAGGGCTGCGTTTACGGCCGCCGCCAAGGTTGGCCAAGCCAAGCTGAAGCAAATCACGCCACGAGGACCGACAGGAAACCTAAAGAAATCCACCAAGACAAAAGCCACCGCAAACTACGGGCTCGCTGGCTACGCTGTCGGCAGAGGCGAGCAAGCCCAAGGATTTCATCAAGGCTTTCTTGAGTTTGGCACCAAACCAAGAAAGACAAAGGGCCGGTTTGCGTCGACATTCAATAGCAAGAAAAAGGGACGCGGCGGGGCGATGAAAATCGTTGTCGCCAAGCGTGGCAAGTTTTCCGGCATGCTCAGGACAAAAAGTCCGGCGTTTCCGAAATCGTTTTTCAAGTCAGCCAGGTCTGGCGAAAAAGTCGACCTGAAGCGGATGCCGATTGGCGGACGGCTTGGAAGGCCGCCAGTCAAGACGGCGTTTGAGCAGTCAAAGGGCAATATCTCAACGGTACTGAAACAGCAAGCGTCGACTGCCTACGAGCGTGCCAGTAAAGACCTCGCCCGCAAGTTCCCGCCGAAAGGCACGATATGAGCTTTAAGTCACCGGAAGCAGTCCTGCGTTCCGCCCTTATCGCCGACGCTGGCGTGACTGCCCTCATCGGCTCGCGGATCTACCCTCTGCTCGCCCCGGCTTCGACGTCGCTGCCGTTCGTCGTCTGGCGTCGCAGCGGCATCAGCCGAGAGCAGACGCTTGGGGTGCCCATGGGTGTGCCACGGGTCAGCGTGGAGTACACCATCTTCGCCACGACCTACTATTCCGCCCGCAACGTCGCTGACGCCATGCGGAAGGCTCTGGATGGGTACGGAGGCACTCTTGACAATGTAGAGGTTAAGCACGCGAGCCTCGAGGACGAGTCTGACGACCTGGCGACGCTCGAGGGCTCGGAGACACCAGACGCCTACAGCGTGACACAGACATACGACGTTATGTGGCAGGAGACTTAAATGGCGACCACGCCTCATGATTCCAGCGGCACGCTGATTGTGTTCGGCGGCACCACGTTCACGGTCACGAGCTTCACGCTCAACTTCTCCGACGTCAGCGGCAACACCGACCGCATCGACGTGAGCCACCTCGGTCAGTCGACCGGCTCGACGATCCTGACGGTGAAGCGTCCGCTGGTCGGCTCGGCCACCGGCGAGACCGGCAAGGAAGTCAGCTTCGACTACATCGGCACGACGCAGCTCGTGGGCGGCACGACGGGCACGTTTACCATCACCGGTGGCACTTCGCTGTCTGGTGCGGCAACCGTCGTCAGCAGCTCGCTCACGCTGGCGGTCAACGACGTCGTGCGGGGCAGTGTCACTATTCGAGTGGCATGATGCCGGGAGGCCGGCATGGCAACGTATTCGACCGGGCTCACGGTCACATGGAACTCAGTCGCCTTTACTGAGGTGACGCAGCTCGCATGGGGCTCTGGTGGCTCTCGCCAGGGACGCTCGACGACCTGGAGCTCAGAGCAAGGCAGCGTGTCTGTCACGTGCCTCGGCACGCACAACGTCAGCCGCACCAACTTCGGCACACGGGCTGTGCTGACCATCTCCGGCGGCGGCTCCGACTTGACGAGCTATGCAGCATGGGAGTCGGTGGCAGTGGCACCGGAAATCAACGGCGTCACTCGATACACCGTGACACTCAAGCTCTTGGACGACACTTGATATGGCACTGACGAAGGACCAGATTCTCGCCGCTGATGACATGGGGCTGCTTGAGGTTCAAGTGCCCGAGTGGGGCGGCAGCGTGTTTGTGCGTGTGATGACGGTCGGCGAACGCGACAGCTATGAGAACGAGTGGATGGTGAACAAGGCCACCGGCGTTGCCAACTTCCGCAGCAAGTTCCTGCAGCGTGTGCTCTGCAACGAAAAGGGTGAGTTGCTGTTCTCACGTGACGAGGTCGAGAAGCTCGCGGCCAAGAGTGCCCGTGCCATCACTCGCGTGTGGGAAGCGGCGATGAAGCACAACAACCTTTCCGACAGCGACGTTGAGGAGCTCGCAAAAAACTGAACTTGCGGCCGGCGAGGCT